GTTGCTTCTTCATCATCCTTATAACTTTCTAATTCAGATTGTAGTTTTAAGAAATCTTTTAATTTAATATCTGCCCAACTTTCAGGCATTGTAATTGTAATATTAGTTTTCATCTTCGTAGTTGTTTATTATTTGTTGTTGTAAGAGTGCAAGTTTATAATTTAAGTGTATAACCTTCTTCTCTTCGTTTTCTAATTTAGCATTCATTGCAATTAGTTTAGCATTCTGTTCTTCGTTGATTTGTAACAACTCTCTACATAATGCTTCCATTTGTTCTATCTGCGTCTCTGTGTATCTCGGTTTAGATAATTCCATAATAATTTATCGTTTTGTATTTCTTCAAATCTATTACTTAAAAACTCTCTTCGTTCTTCAGTAGTTTTAGTATTTTTTAATTGTTCGTTTATTTCAGCGTGTATATGTTTTCTCTTTTCAATTTTAATTTCAGCATATAAGTCGTGGAAGTTAATTCTTTTTGCTTTCATTCTTTCCTTGCTTTTCTTATATTCTATTTTCTGACAATCTAAACACAATGCTCTTTTAGGATATTTGTTCGTTTTATTAAATTCAACACCACACTCTTTACAATGGGTTGATTGTTGTTTCATACTTAAAATTGCCATAACTTATTATCTTATACTAATTGAATATTTTCCTGCGTTTATCTTTTTAGCGTTTAATCTTTCTTGCACAACATAACGAATTGCATCTATACTATGGTTTGAATAATCTACTGGCATATTCTCAAAGTTACCATTTTTATCAACCATCCATATATACTCACCAAATTCTTTAATTGTATTTAGAGAACGCTTGGTTACATTTAGTTTATATTGTTGCATTAAATCTATTCCTAACCTTACACTATCCTTACCCTTTTTAACAGGCTTAATATTAAATCCACTACGATATATTTCTTCTATCAATCTCGGTTCTGCACTATCACCCCATATTTCATTTCTATCTATTTGTAATGATTTTAATTCTGCTATTATATCTTGCGTAACCATTCCTTTCTTATACAACAACTCATCAATGTATATATCTCTATCTAATTTTGCTACTGCTACTAATGTGGTAGGGTCAACTGTAAATCCATAATCCATACCGAATGCAACAAACTCTGCTTCTTCTGGTATCTCATCTACAATGTTAATAGAGAATATAGTTCCTACATTATTGCCAGGTAATCCTAATCCGTATATCTTATAATATTCAGGATTGATTTCTTTTAATCGTTCAATCTCTTCAACCAATTGCTTTTCTAAAAATGGATTGTCTTTGAATGTGCTGATAAATAAATCTGCTTCAGGGTGTGTTTGTATTTCATTAAAGATATAATGGTTAGTTCCGAATGATGGGTTATATGCTATAATAGATTTTTTGCGAGTTCTAATGAATAACTGAAACCAATCTTCTCTACTTAACTCATTACACTCATCTACAAATAAATAATCTCTTGCACTACCTTTTCTTTTTTCTGAACTATCAATTGACATAAACTCTACCATTGTTCCATTATCAAATGAGTATATGTGTTCAGTAGCAGACCAACTATTCTCATCCCATATGTTTAACTCTTTAAGTATGCTTTGCCAATCTCTCATAATACTAACACGCATTGATGGAAACGATTTACGCACAATAGAAATTACTATGTTGGGTTCAGTTAAAGCACGAACTAATATCCATTGTAATGCTGAGTAACTTTTAGAACTTCTTGTGCCACCTTGCAGTATACATATTCTTCTACTCTTATCAATATCTCTATAAGTCTTTGATGTGTTGATGTTGAGTTCCATCTAATATGTTTAAGTTTATTTGTTGTATCTTTTGTTCAATCTCTGCTTTCATTTCAACCCTACTTTGTTTAGGTAAATTAAATTCTAATAACTTAATCGCTAAATCAACTGCACCTTTAGGGTCTGTCTTCATCATATCTTCCATTATTGCCGGCAAGTTATCTAATACCTTATTAGTTGCTCTCGCTACTGATAACCTCATCATCTCCGTAGAACGATTAACTGCTCCTAATGGTCTTCCCTTTGCTAACTTATGGCCTTTCTCAAACGGCATATTAATTTATATTATTTATATATCTTTAACATCCCCTTTCTTATTTGTAATCACCTCATCATAATCTAACCCACACTTATCACCTTCTGCAATAATTTGGTTATACTTCTCTTCCATATCCTTTATCTCTTCAGGTGTAAACATACCTTTGAATAGTTCTGCTATTTCATTAATTTGTTGGTTCATCTTTTCGTTGTTCGTCATTGTTAATTCCATTTATAATTTTGTAATCCTTCTATACTAATCCACCATACTATATCACCCCAATCATTAAACTCCATAAGTTCTGCCGTTCCATTTCGGTAGTAATGCATAAAGAATATATTTTGGTTATCAATCATTGAATGGGTTTTCTATAATTCCTCTCATATGTGTTCTTATCTTTTTGATTGCAAGGAATGTAGTTGATTTTGATATACCTATCTTCTTTGCTACTTCATTGAGTGTATCATCACTACACCAATATAATTCGTATAATCTTGCTGCCGGCCATAGTTTAGTAACTTGTAAATTCTTTAACTCTTGCATCACATCTTCGTATGCCTGCATTATATCCAAATCTCTTTGTTCATCATAATCATTATCAGTATCATCCATTAGGGTATTATTAGAAGTATATTGATATCTTTTTAATTTACTTGCTTTATTATACCACCTATGTCTAATAAACTTTTGACAATAATTAAGATTGTAACTATCACCCCACCATATTGTTGGTCTACATTTCTTTGCTAAGTAAACATATAAATCAGATGTGAGTTCTTCACTCTCTTCAAATGATTTACATATGTTATAACTTGCTTTTAGTAACCATGTATGGCTTTCTTTGTATAGAGTTTCTAGTCTTCTATCACATTGCTGCTGTATACTACTAGTTACTTCGTTAAGCATTATACTTGTCCGAATTGGTTTTAATATAATCTCTTATTACATTTGTTGCTTTAATCCATAATCCACTTGCAGATGAACACATACACGGAGTGTTCTCATTACTACCGCTAATATGTTTGTAATTGTTCCATACATATCCTGCTAAGTTTTCAGGAATATAAGATTGTATTCCTTCCATTGTTTTAACCAAATTAAGGAACTCTTCGTTTGTGTAAATGTTATTCTCCATCTTTATTCAAAGTGTTTAATTTAGGTAGTTTAAGTTCCGGCATTTGTTGTTGTGCCTTATTAGGATAAACTGGTTGTCCTAAATTCATAAATTGTTGTAGTAAATTCCAATGAGGATGATTAGGAGAGAATGTAAATCCTACTGCCGCTAGGATTAAAATTAAATCTTCAATTCTGTTTAACTTACTAAAATCAATAAAGTAAAGTGCTTGTTGGTCAACTACTGGTGTTCCATCTAAAGTTGATTTGATTGTTGTTGTTTGTTCCATCTGTTTTGTTTTTGTTTATAATAAATTTATTTGATTACATTTACCATCATAGTCAGGATTAGTCCACCTATTCATTATCTCCTTTCTTCTGCAACAACCACAATCATTTCGGCCAAAGAAACGCTTTGCAATAAACAAAGCAATATGTTCACTTTGGCCGATTGTGATAATAAACAAAATGGTTTGTAAATAAGTTCCTAACTGAATATGTTTGAGTAATGATTTCATTTGTATTGTGCCTTTGAATATATAAATATCATTTTATTTAAGATACGAATAATATTTTAATTTTCCAAACTAACAAAGGTATATTTTCTATCTACTACTTTACTTCTACCTTTTATGTTTGCTGATATAGATTTGAAACCTACATTAAGTTTTCTACTTGCTTCCATAATAGAACGATAGATACCTAATTCTTTTCCTGTTAATGCACATATTGCTTTAACTGATACCTTTTCCATATTAGTTGAAATCTCTTCAGTTAACTTAAAACCATGCTGTAATTTTAATTCTGCTTCATAATCCCAACCATCTCTACGATTATCAAATTCTTTAATGATTTCCATACGAACATCAGTTCTACCATAGAATTTACCAATACCTGAAGCCTGATACCAATAGGTATGATTATACCATCTTCTTTTAGGATTGCTAGTGCAACCAATGTATTCAATTTCATTCTGTGTATTTACTATGGTATACACCGACCATTTTGTTTTTAACTTTGCCATGCTTTATTTTAATTTAATTGTTATCACATTATCCATTTCTTTTATTTCCTTATCAGTTAAGTTTAATACTGAATAGAATTTATCCCAACCAATATCATCCTGTATATCAAAGTATATATCCTCATATACATTATCTGCAGTTTCATAATTAGTTAATTGTTTATATAGCTTATAATAAACTCCATACTCATTTCCACTTTTACTTTCATTTTTAATCTCTAATTTTCTATCTTGATTTTCATCTTCATCTTCATCTCCAGTATGGTTATTGGTAGGTTTAGTGTAGGTTTCATTTAGGTTATCCATATGATAACCATTAGGTTTATTTATGGTTTTAGGTCTACCACCTTTATTACCATTAGCTCTTCTGCTTTCAGTAAAAAGTTTTCTTTCTTCAATTACATCTATCATTTTCTGATTATAGTAATTACCATTATCAGCTTTATAGAATTTACTTGCTACTACTATATCAGTATCAGATAAAACAGAATGTAAATCTATTTCAGTTAAGAAACCTTTTTGATGATGAATACACATCAGGGTAATATACTTTCCCTTTTGTTCATAATTCATTGTGTAAGTTCCAGCTAAGAAATCTCCTGAATACATTAAGAATGCCGGGTCTTTACCTTTTTTCTTTTTTGCCATCTTATTTAGTTTGATTATATTTTAATAGATTTTCAGATTGAGTAATACATTGTAAGTTCTCTAAACGATTATCTGATTTATCTCCGTTGATATGGTCAATTACCCAACCATCAGGTATATCACCTACGAATGTTTGATACACTACTCTATGAACTCTTAATGAACTTCTATGAGCTTTTGTTTTACCCCAATAAATGTTTGCGTATAAATAACCTGTTTTCTTTTTTGATAAGGTGATTGGTCTAATATCACCACTAAATGTTCCCAATCTTAATGAGGGTTTGTTACAATATACGATACCATCAGTATCAATAAAGTAATTAGGGAAACCATTGATTTCTTTAATCTGTGCCATTTGTTTCTAATTTTTTGTTTATATACTAATATACGGAATGTTTTTCATATTACCAAATATTATTCCGTTATTTAGTGTTCATATATAAGTATATTTTTTTATTTTTTTAATACTACTTTTATAAAACTTTTTTTGTAATTGGTGTTAAAGAGTATAGTTCTTAAATAATGCTCTATCAATTTTACTAATTTATATAGAGTGAACTATCCTTATATACCCCTAGCGTTTGTGCCATCTCGTTAGGGGTTTTTGTTTTTAGAATGGTAACTTCACTTTGTTATATTGTTCCATCTCTTTTTTTGTTAATACTCTACTTCCTTTTAGTTTAGTCATTGGTATTTTATTACCATTTTCATCAGGATATTTACACCAAAATGGCCCGTAGTCATTATCATTTGGTTCACTTATACAATCACATATTTGTTGTTCACCACACCAACATGGATGTGTTTGATATTCTTTTTCTTTAATCATAATTTATTTTTTATTGTGATATAATCTATCTATTAATTCCGTCAACCTTAGCCATTCCTCTTCGGTTATAGGTGGGTTATTTGTAAATTGTCCACCATATCTCATTGGTCTATTTTTACCAACATAATCCATTAGAGGTTTTAATAATAATTTACTATCCTCATCACTCATTTTTAATGTTACCATAACTTTTATTTTATAATTTCTTTACTAATTGTTTTGAACCATTTTATAGTTCCGTTATCTTTTAATCTACTCATATTTGGATATACTACATCTCTATTACCAATGTATAGTGCCTGTTTTTCGGTATAACCTTTCACTTCAAATATTATATCCTTACAACCTTTGTCAGTATCAACTACGAACTTCACTTTGTAAGAATACCCATTATTCTCAATATCCTTTGATTTACGGGTCTCAATTTCCTTTTCATACATTTCATACATAATGTTTTCAATAGGGTAAAATCTCCTCTCTAAATCGATTATTCGTTGTTCCAACTCTTTAATTCTATTTTCCATATATTATCTATTTTCAATTTTTCTTACCCATTTATTATACAATCCATTCATATTCATTTCGGTTTCAATTCTAGTTCTTTCTGTGATATAGGATTGTTTATCCATATCAGTTGATTGGAATTGTTCATCTAATAGTGTTAACTTATTTCGTAACCTAGTTCGATAGATTACTAATAAATTTCGTAAGTAATTTCTGCTGATATACTTTTCATCATTTACCTCTATAACTTTTGGAGGATAATTTTTCATAACTTATTGTTTTTAATTTGTAAAAAGGGGAGTGTATTTCAACTCCCCTATTGTATTAGTCTTTATTTAGTGATTGAATGTAATCATTATATACTTTTAATGATTTTTCATTACCTGGTGAGTTTAAGTGTTTCATACTTCTCTCAAAATTATCCAATTGTTGTTCATTATTCCTTTCGATAGAACCATCGGTATTGTATTCAAATGCGTTGGTAATCCAATCGGTAATTTGTTTCTTTGTTACCTCTACTTCTTCTTTGTATAATTTAATACCATCATCCCACTTATACAAATCACAAACATATCTTTGAGAACCTTTCACTTTAGGCCCTACATATATTTTACAAATAGATGAACCCCACTTATCACCATCCTCATCTTTGAAATCAATCCATCCCATTCTCTTTATAGTTTACATTACTCTAACCCAATCAGTAATTCTATCACCATCCTCATCCAATTCATCTAAGTAAATTTGGACGAGATTACAATCAGTTTGGTCATTGTATTCGTAATCAATACCATTACCATTCAATGCTCTATAAAGTAAACTTGATAATGTATCTTCATTGATACTTTCGATTTGTCTTTTGAATGCATCTATCTCAATTAGAGTTGAGTGTTTGAAAGTATCGAACTCATTAAACAATTCCATTAATTGTTGAACAGGTTTTGAATTACGAATACCATTAACTACATCTAATATATCATAATAGATACTTAATCTTTCAAAGTCGGTTGATTTTACACTATATGTTAATTCAACCAATTCATCCGTAGTTCTATTATATCCGTAGTTAGTATACACTCTTTGTAACTTACCACAATTTTCTGATATATTAAATGTGTAATCAATACCATGCACATCGAATATCCAAAATTGTCTATACAATTGTTCATCACGTTCGGTGTCTATAATCCTTACATCTAATCCACCTTTCTTTAATACATCTAACATAGCCTTTGAACTACATAACTTATTCACTTTGGAAATAGTTTGAGTTTTTGCATCTTTGATACTTTGTTGTTTCGTTACAATCATTTGTTGTAATGTTTCACTTAAATTATTTGTTACCATTTTGTTTTTGTTCCGTTTGTTACCTACGGGACTATCGAGGTTTTGTTTATAAATTACTTTGTGTTGTTTAATAATTCTGATATTTGTCTGCGTTGTTCCATATATTTGTATATGTTACTAACTGAATTGTGTGTGATATTATACCCTTCTAATTCAAACCAATCTATAATTCTACCAAAATGGGATTTAATACCTATTTCTTTTTGTGTTAAAAAATACACATTCATAATTTTATTTTTTGTAATCATTTTCTTTTTCATAACTTTTATTTTAATGTTGGTAATGTTTTGAATATCTCATTTACTAATTGTAGTTTAGTGAAGTAATATTCTACATCTCTTTTATCCTGTGCGGTAAATTTTACCCCACTTACTTTTTGGTCGTTTAATCGTTTGAGATTAAATCTACTATTTTCCATCATACTTTCTAAATAACCAATTTGTTTTTTGTTCATAATAATTGTGTTTTTATAGTAGTTTACCATCTACTTTGTTTGTTTATTATAAATTAAAGATACGAAACATTTTTGATATTACCAAATATTTATTGGATATTTAGTGTTTCGTATGTATATATAAAAAGGGAATAATATTATCTTCCCCAATTGTATACTACAATATACGACTATTTTTTGGATTTACCAAATAATTTAGGAACTATTTTCAAAAAAACACCTAAATACCTCATTTTCAACCATTTATACATTAAAAAATCCTATATGCATAACTCGTTGATAATGAATTAGTTACGATTTTTAGGGTATTTTTGAGTGTTTTATATATATAAAAATATGTATATATGTAACTCATTGATAAAATAAAAAAACCCACTTTTTTAAGGTGGGTTATATTGGTTACTCAATAGGTTACTCACCTATCTTCCTTGTCCTCTATAAGTTTTTTTCTTTGGTGTATGTTTATTAAACGATTTAGTTCCACTTTCAGGACCTGTTTTTCTTTTACCAAATGAAGTTTTATGATTTGTTAGTTTAGATGCCTTTGCCATATTTACTTTCTGCTAAATGATTTATTTCAATTGTTAATGTATTGATTTGAGAAGTTAATTCTAAAATTATCTTTCTTAAATCATCTATTTGATTTTGTTGATGTTCAATTGTTAATTCCAATTGTAATATCTTTTTCGTGCAATCGTCAAATCCGAACATAATTATTCTGTTTTACCTGTATCTGATTTAGTTATAATTCTTTGGTATTTATCTGCACATATAGAATAACCTGCTTGCTCATCTACATATTCAGGATATAATACTACTACACATCTTTCCAAATATGCATTTTCTGTTTCACCACTTTTAACATCGGGTAAATATTCCAATATCTTTTCTTCGTTATCACCAATAATTTCAATTGGTATCTTAGCCATTTTTTCTTCAACTGGAATACAATTAGGAACTTCTCTACCACCCATATCTTTTGTTCCGTATTGTTCGTATCCATCCCAACAAGGGTCTTCACCTGCTTCTGCCATTAAATTAATACCTCTGAATTTAGTATTGTAAGCTACACTTGCCATTACTTTATCAGATGTATATTTAATCTTTTTCATATTTTCTTTATCCCAATATGAATAACAGATTGCTATTGCTTGTTGTTGGTCATGTCCTGCACCTACTTCTTCGGAAATACAACGAGATATAAACTCGTTTTCAGTTTCACCTTTATTTACATTTACTGGCATATTATGGTTTTTTAGGATGAAATATTTCTAATTCATCTGTTTCTGGATTAATTCTAATTGGCATATTATTTATTTATTTTAGTGACTGTTCCATCTGTGTTTCTAACTATCTTAATAGTTGCATTTTCATATATTATTTGCATATGTTTATTTTTTATTTGATTAAATATAATTTGTTTTCAAACCTACACTTACTTACTGTCTGTAATGAAAGTGTTCTCCATTTAGGTCTTAAACCTAAACATTGAATATTAAACATACCTTCTTCTGCTTTAGTATTACTACCACCCGCATCACCACCAACATATGCGTTACTATCCCAATACATCCAATAGTAATCGGTAAAACCTTCTAAAGTTTCCCATTGAACTCTAATTGGATTGTTACGAGTTGAACTCTCTAATAAGTTTTGAAACTTACTTAAAGAAATTGTTTGTGGTGTAAACTGATATAATTTACTATGAACAGAATTACCGGTCATTATTTCAATGTCAATTTGTATAATGTAGATGCTACTAATTGTGTAATTTCATCTAATTGGTTTTGAATAAAACTATCTTGTGGTGCAGTTTTTCTTTCATCTTGCAACCACATATAACAACCTTTGTAGTATGTAATTGTATCTTCAGTTGAAGTCCAATCTTGTAAATCTTCTACACTATATGGAGTTAATCTACCATAGATACCTGCATAACTTTCAGATAAATCATCTAATAAATCTACGATTTCATCATAAAATTCTTCCAAAGTTTTGTGCTCCGAAAAGTTTGTTGTTTGATGATGCCATACGATTGCTTGTTGTTTTGCATCATTAAAATACGATACGATTTCTACTATACTTGCCATGTTCTTATTTTTTAGTTCCGATTAATGCCGGATGAATATAATCTTTTTTCTTTTTATCTGGTCCTTCGCCAGGATATGAAGATGCAATTGAAGGTTGTGCTTCTGCTTCTAACAATCCTAATTTCTTTAATTTGTTCCTACTCCATCTTAAACCTGCTTTTCCACCCCATGCATCATACATAAGTTTACCACAACCATCTGAATAAGATTTTGATGATTGTAAATCACCTTCGTGTCTACTTAAGAAACTATGCATTCTTTTTATTGTATCAACAGAGATTGGTTCACCTTTTGCTAATTGATTTGCTCTTTGTTTTCCAACAGGAGTTCCACAACTACCCCAACCATGTTCTTCTGCCCAAGCTAATGCTTTCTTTGCATTACTTTTAATTGCAGAACCATAATCAGAATGTGACTCTTCTAACATAGTTTGTCCTTTAGAATATCTTTTATCTTTTTTAATTGTATTCTTAATATATCCCAATAAAAGTTCTGCTTCTATTTCAGATAATTCAGTAATATCTTTTTCAAATATATCTTCTATTTTAGATGCTTTCATTAACTCATGTGTGAATAAACCTTCTAAACTGATACCTTTTAATTTACCAGTTTTTATAAATTCGTTCCATACTTTAATATTACCACTTAAATCAAACACACCCATCCATGTTCCTGGTTTAACATTCAATCCGTAAGCTTTTGCTTTATCGTATTTAGAACTTTCAGCAATCCAACTTTCCACTAATGAAATTCCCTTAACAGGTGTTTGATGCTCTAAAGTAATATTATTTGAATTATTATCTTTAATATATTTTTGTGCTAACTTCTGAACTGTATCCTTTGAAAATGTTACATAGTAAGGAGTTCCATCTTCTTTCAATCTTAAAATCTTAATATTTGGAATTAAGATAGGCCCTACAATAGTATGTTTATCTGTATCAACCGAAGCAAACTTAATTACTTCTTTATCATCTAAACCAAAATATACAAAATCTTGTTGTATAGCCGGCTCAGAAACTAAAGATAATGCAAATACTTCATCTTCATCATCTTTTAATACTAATTCGTATGTTTCGTAATTTTCATTCATATTATCTATTTAACATAGTTTATTTTAATTTTCCCATTATCCTAATCCAAATGTTGCAGCTTTGTTCGTTTTTCTATCTAATGCCTGTTGTGTAGTTACATCTGAACTTACAACATATGCTTTAATAGGTTGTTGTTGTGCATTCTGTATTGTTTGTGATATTTGAGTTGCTGGATTTGCACCACCTGACGAAGTGATTGTTGGTATAGATGCCGATGCACCACCACCTCCGTATACTGGTGGAGTAGAATTACTTGCAGTTGAACCTGCAGCTGAACCACCCGGTATTTGTGTTTGATTAATTTGGTCAATACCCTTTTTAGTTGCAATGATTGCTGATGCAACTGATGCAGTTCCTGCTATCAATGTTGCAATACCCAATGGAGTAAAGTATCCTGCTTTAGCTGCTGCCTTTTGTGTGTTGATAATAATTGCTGCAACACCTGCTGCTTGTTCAATAATCAAACCTGCAATTGCTAATCCTTTATTCTTACCTGCTATCTCACCCAATGCTTTACCAAATCCACCATATAAGTTTACGATTTGTAATTGTAAATCTTTTTTAGCTTGAAACTCTGCCTGGTCAATATTCTTAAGGTTTGCTTTATGTTCTAATTCAATTGCTTCAATTTGTTTAGCATTACCTTTAGCTTTTAATAATTTTTCTTTATAAAGGTCATCCTCTAATTTTCTTTGTGCATCAAAGTATAAAGTAGAATTTTCTGAAAGAACTTTTAATCTTGCTTCATCTAAACGAGTCTGGTCTTCTAATGATTGTATTTGTTTTGCTAACTTATCATCATCAATCTTTTGTAAATCTGCTGCTAACTTAACTTCAAATTCAGTAATCTTATCTCCGTTTTCCTTACGGATTTGTAATTCTTTATCAGCAAATTCTCTTGCTTTACTAATTCCTTCGGCTTGAAGATTTAACTTCTCAGCCTCTAATGCTTTATATTCTACACTATCTGCTTTATAAAGTTTTTGTTTATCTTCAATATCCTTTAACTTTAACTGATAAGATTTTTCATAGAACGATTGTTCAACTGCTAATTTTTGTTCTTCACTAAATGCAGTTTCTAATGCCTCTGCTTTTAATTTATTTAATCTTGCCTCATCTAACTTATCTTCTGCCTCTAATTGCTTTAACTTTTCTTGCAAAGCTTTATCAGCAGCTTCTTTTCTATCTTTCTGATTTTCTTTTTCAATTTTAGTTAACTTCTTTGTTCCTGCTTCAAATCTAGTTGCAGTATCATCATATGCTTGAACTGTTTTATCCCATGTTCCTGTAAGTTGTGCATATCCTTCTTTGATACTATCCATATCCAAAGTGAATACACCTTTTAGAACTTTACCAATACCTGCTCCGGCTTCTTTAACTAATGTAAATAATGCAACTAATGTTGAATAAAATATTTTAACACCATCAGTAACATAAGGTAATGCTTTAGTTGCTAAGTCAATAAAACTATCAATCAATGGAGTTAGTGCTTCAAATATACCACCTAATATTCTTTGGAACGCAATCATCAATGGCTCCAACTTTTTCATTGCACCATCTGTTTGAGAGAATGCTGCAACTAATCCACCAATGGCAGTTACAACAATACCAATAATAGATGCTTTCATTGCACCATTAAATGAAGTAAATGCTACTTTAACTTTATTTAATCCTGCACCTAACATACCCAATGGGCCACCTGCACTTTCTAAACTATCTATCCAATCTGCTGATGCACCTTTAGCTCCTTTAATCTTATCTTCCAAATCATCAATCTGATTGTAAAGTTTCTTAAATTCTTCACTACCTGCAGCAGTTTGTTTCAACTGCTTTTTTAATTCTTTCAAATCAGCAATTGACTCACCTAGATTGGATTTAACATCTATCTCTACTTCAACCTTTTTTGCCATAATATTTTCTTTTTATATTATTCCACAATCCTTTCCAGGTTGATGGATATTCGTATTTACCTTTAGCAATATCAACATTCTCTGAAACATTATAGTATTCTTCAAATGTTAGTATATCAATTATATTTTTTATCATATATCTTTAACACTACTTTTTTTAATAAACATTGAAGTCTAATGCTGAGAAATCAATATTGAAATCACCACCTAATGTTCCAGGTATTACATGCACTACTTCATTACCACATGCACCTAAATCTACCAATTTAATAATTGTATTACCTGTTGTAAATGTAATTGATGCTGTTGAACCTACTGATGGTAATGTTACATTTTGTATAAATGTATAAGTAATACCATTAACAGATTGATATACTCCATAGAATGGACCTGAGTCAACTCCTTTATCGGTAAGAGTAATTACTCTTGTAGTATTTCCTGTTGTTCCAATACTGAAATCAAAGTTACATTTGTTTCCAGGTAATGTTCCTGCAATAGTATCACCAATCACAGGCCCTAACAATTGTAATGAACATTCACCATTGGATAAATTATAATCGTTAATTGCTCTTAAGTGATAATAGTTTCCTCTCCACTCAACAATATCATTTAAGTTCATTTGAAAATAATCTGCTAAAGGAATAATTGCATCACAATCAATCAATCTTGTATATGGTGAATATAATAAATTTACATAAGTTTCCCAATATTCAGAATATAAACTACCTGAAGGAATTTCACCATAAGGTGCAGTTTCATTATTGAACAATAAAGATTTACTATCAGCATCTGGATTATTTCCATTATAATTGTCAAAGTAAGGAAATATATCTAATTGTGTATCATTAAGTGAGCCAGTTCCATTTGTCTTATATTCAACATAATATGGATTAGTATATTTCAAACCATTATAAAAGTATATATGTGGTAATACCCTTGCAGGATTATAGTTAATACTACTAATAAATGTTGGAATAAATATTTTATCTAATTGTGGCATGCTATTTTATTTTATGGACAATAATATCCTTGTCCTAATCCTATTTGTCCTGTAAATTGGTTTATGTTAGTTACTTCATCAGTTGTTGGATTTTTGAAATATCTTAATCCAACTACCGGATTAGTTCCATATGCATCTCTATACATAGTTTCACCAGTTGTAAACAATCCATCAGCCGTATATACATCAAATGAAATTGTAGATATACACGCCTGTGTAAAATCACTACTATAAGTAAATGATGGAGTTCCTGCGTAATATTGTGTAGGTGAAGGTGGTAATGAACTACCTGATACACCTGTTCCACTAACATAAACTAATGGAGAAGATGCAAATGTTGTTTTTACTTCGTATGTTCCTTGTGAGAAGAAGTTGTCAGTATCAATATAATATGCTTTACCAAATTCTCTACCTGCACCTTTTGCAAATTGTTGTGAAATATAATCACCATCTAATGTATCACCAAAGTTTAAGTTTTGAACTGCTAAGTTATTTGCAGGTGTTACTTCAATCTTACTATCTAAATTAATGTATCTATCAAATGATTTTATTTGTCCTGCTTTATACCAACGATTAAATGGTTCTACTATGAACTCATTTAGTTTAGTTTTATTTGGATATATTACTAAATTAAATTTTTTTTGAACAGCTGTAATAAAATCTATAAGTTTAATTCCAGCAGTTCCAAATGGCATATTCTGTGGTATTTCCATAATCCTACCATCAGCACCTTGATTTATTTTATTAACCGATAGATATGATTTATTATTACTATTTGGATTTAATACAACCGTCACTGTCCCTGTTCCATCTGGAGTATATCTTAAGAAAAATTCATATGTTCCTGCAGGTATTATTTGTGCAGTATTAAATTCAGTTAATAATTCAAATGTTTGTGGTCTTGTCGGCCCATTATTATATGCCTGTGTTTGATACATATAATTGTTATAGTTAGTTAATGGAGTTGAATATGTTGCAGTTGTTGTAGTATTGTATAATACTAAATCAAATAAAGGAACTGCAGTTGATACACCACTCCCACTAATACTAAAGTTTAAGTTTAATTCACCTCTTATTTTAGTATCAAATCCTAATGTATATTGTAATTGACTATCTATGTTACCACCCGGATTACTTTCTATATTATACCAATTCAAAAATGTATCTGTAATTGGTGACATTGTTATATTTGTTCCACTTCCTGATTGTGGAGTTATTCTAAATTTACCATAAGTTTCCAAATCAATATTATCAAAAACAGGATATTGTAATTTATTATTACACATCATATAAATGCTATCTGTCCAACTTTCATTCCAAAATGAAGATGTGTATGTATATCCAAAAGTAGAAAAACATGCATCCCAAACTGTCTTCAATTTGATTGCAGGTTTCCAATCTGCTACACATAATGCACCATCTGTTGATGATATACCAAATTGTGTATTATTGGTTTGATATTGTATTTGTTGTCCGTATTCTGCTAATGGATAAACAATAGTTCCATTAAATAAATTACCACCCCAACTTGCCGATATATTTTCAAATGAAGCAGTATGATTGTATTGAGATAGAGAGCCCGTTAAATCGGTTAAAAATGTTCTTTTCAAACTTCTACCAAATGAAGCTAATCCACCATATATTGTAACTTCGTAACTATCTATAAACTTATTTTGATAAACATTTACTTTATTAAGTTGTAAATATCCATCAGATAAATAAATACCATCAAAATCCAAATAACATTGAACTTTTTGATTAGTTGAGAATGTATAAGGATTTTCTACACTTATATCATAAACAAATTCAAAAAAATGATTATTCTTCTTTGAACCTGGTAAAGTTATTTGACGAGTGAAATCAGCAGGTAATATTCCCAAATCAAAAAGACCTGTGATATTATCTGATAATTTAATTTCTTCATCCTGGAATAAATCTAAAATTTCACCATTGGCTACTAACTTAAACTTAAAACCTTGAACTGATGTTACACCCATTAGATGATTAGTTTATAGCCTTGTCCATATGCAAATTCAAATGAGTATTGAATTAAATGGTCATTTACGCCTGTTTTGAATTGTATATTGTTACTTACGATAGTTAATGGTTTTACTGCTGTTGTATTTTCTAAACACCAATAAATTTCATTACTTACCAATAATTGTTTTAATGTTTCATTCCAACCTTCATCTAACCAGTTTGTATTACATAGAATGTTTTGTTTGCTATCAACGATATAATTTAGAGTTTGGCTATCATATTCATTATAAGATAGTGTTGTTCCTTGCCAAGTTCCTAATTGTGGTTGGTAAGTTCTTTTTGTAGATGAAATAGATTTTCTATTTATCATATCAAAGTTCAAATAATCAAATTCTCCGTATCTATTTTTCCACTTTATTCTTATATTAGGATACTTTTGTTGACAAGAGATTGAATACTCTAATTTCGTTCCTAAAGGGGTATTATCAATATATGCTTGAACCGAATACTTTGTTAATCCTGAAGTTGATAATGGAAATCCACTTTGTGCAGGTGATAATGGAAATGAAACTACTTCATTATTAGTATTACCATTACTTGCACTAACTGCGTATGATGCCGTTACATTACTTTGATTTGTATAAACAATTTTAGTTGGAACACTTGCTCCTGTTGTTCCTACATATACAGCACCATTACCAATATTATCTATGAATACTGATTGTGTTGCCGGGCCATCTGTCATTATAGGCCAATGAGGACATGTAGTATAAACATTTGAACCAATAGTTTCAGGAAATACCTGATAACCATCTATTGATTTGTATGGGTCTGAAAAAATATGTGAGCCAGTTATATAAGAACTACCTGATTGGTATCTATAAAAACTTTCCATTTTGAAATAAGATACAGGCGAAATATTAGTTTGTGTTAATGTAGTTTGAGTAGAGTTTAATATTCTACTAACATCAAAGATACCTGTTCTACCATTTGTAGATGGGTATTTAGCTAAAGTCCATACTTCACCACTACCGCTATCAGATTGAGAGCCTGTCCAAATAGATAATAAACCAACATATTGGAAATTATTTTGACCAGTTAATGTAGAAGATGATACAGCAAAAATAGTTGGAGATTGCCCCAATGAGAATGTTGCCGGTGTTTGTATAAAAGAATAAGACATCTATTAAATCGTTTCTTATTTAACCTATGAAAATGGAAAAGTATTTGATACTATTTATAATTCAATCTCTACCTCTTCAACTACATAATCACCTAACATATCTAAATATTCTTCAAACTTTTTAGATAATTCATCATCATTAATTGCATCAATTGCGTAGTTCCAATTACCTTTTCTTATTGCAGTTTTTCTTAATGATGCTCTTCTTTTACTTGCAACTTTTGGTGGGTCGTTAAACCATTGTCCATATTCTGCTCCATTAGGTGCATAATCTAAAGATAGAACAACTGATAAATCTTTCAATTGTTTAATCATTTTAGTTTTTGCTGGAGTATTAGCTTCTCTTATTCTTCTTTTAAGATTACCTGTATCTTTAGGTGCATTCTTAATAGCTAAATCTCTAATACCAACTGCAATACTTTCTAACTTTCGTATGTATTGTATTTTAGCCATATATTAGTAGGAGCCTGATGGATATAAGTTATATAAACATCTCGGTCTATCGTTGTGTGTTGTAAGTGTAAATGTAGAAACCCAACCTGCTAATCCATTGTTAAATCTTTCTGTAAAAGGTTCGTTTGTTACTTCACCATTGATTGCAAAACTTTCTAATGAATATTGTGTAAATGAAACTAAATCATTTACAATACCCAATGTGTTAGCGTGAATATCAACTTCATCATCTGTATTAAAGAATGGAACTTGCATTGCGTTTGTTCTAGGTTCACTTTCGTTGTTCTTATTTTTAATTTTATCTGCAATTACTAATTGAATTTCGTAATCAGTTGTTTTCTCACCAAAGTTTGCACCCAAAATACTAACATGTCCTAATGGATAAATTGTAAATGAATTATCATCTAAAAATTCAATTCCACCTTGAGATACTTGTGCAATAGATGGATGATTTACCATTATTGTTTTGAAGTAATCTAAAATATTATAGTATAAACTATAATTTACACCGGCGTTATTTTGTAAAAAACTCATAGTTCTTATAATTGAATACCACCAAAATATTGGTTAGTTTGGTCAGGATAAATTTGTGTTTGATTACCTACTGATTGTAAGTATTGTGGTAATTGATTTATATAAGCAATACAATAGTTTTGTAATCTTAATGCGTAGTAATCACCATTTTCTTGTGCTTTTTGTAAAAGATAATCTACTTCAGTTTTAGAAGGTGCTACACCTTGTTCACTTTGTTGTTTAACTGCACCATTTGATTTGAACTGAATTGAACTAAATGGAATATACTCAACACAACTATACCAAATCAAAGTATTTTTAATATGGTCGTTTAATAAATCCTTATAGTATACCGATAAATTATCCACCGTGTTTGCAGTAATTTGTGCCTGTAAATAAGCAAATAAAACTGTTCCCAATAAATTCTTTAGGTATTTATCTTGTGCAGTTCTCACAAAGGGTAATAATGCATCTGCATCAATTGCTCCCTGTAATGGTGAGTTCTTAATAATATCGTCTCTGGTTATAAAAAGTGCGTATGACATATTCTATTTTGTTTTTGTAATTTCGTAATCTCTTTCAAAAAATACTGATGATGCGTTTATAATTGTTGTTCCTTCACCTGGTCCATTAGGCCCTCTTAAACCTTTATCCGTTGGTTTGTTTATATCAGTTGTAGTTTGGTCACCACTATCTTCAGTAGTTGCTGGATTTTCCATTTCTTTATTTGTAGTATCTGCAGTTTCATCAATTGTTTTACCTGTATCTTCCGCTTGTTGAGATAAGATTGCTAATGGAGTAAGTTGGTCAAAGTATAATTCAGTATTTTCATAACCACCTTCCGTTAATGCCATATCTAAAGAATTTAAGATTATATTTTGGAATGGAGAAATTGTCATTGTTTGCATAATACTAAATGCAGTCATCATCTCTTCACTTTGAGAACTAAAACCATTACCTTCTGTTCTGATACCAAATAATAAAGGTGATGTTACTCTGTGTGCAACTAATATTCTATCTTGTGCGTATCCTGCAACATATTCATATTTTTCATGTAAGTTATCAATCTGTATTACATCTATTGTCGGCTTCGTAGTTGGGTCATCGTTAAAACTCATCATAAATCTACCGGCATTCTTTGTTCCAGTAAATTTAGCTTGCATTAAATCTTCAATTGTTTGTCTTTCTTCAGGAGCAGGAACACCATTGTTGAAATTTACCATTACTGCCGGCAAAAATCCATTCTCAATGTTGTTTAAGTGTAAATTACTTAATTCTGCTTCAACAAATGCGTATTGTAATGAAGAAACCCAATCAGGTAATGAATAATAGTATAATGAAGGTGAATAATTCTTAATGTAAAGAATTTCACACTTATCCATTGATGTTCCAAATGCTGCAATCTTCTTTTTATTACGGATTGCTCTTTGGTCTAACCAATCTGTGCAATAATAGTAACTTTCTATCTTTGGATTTTGTAAAATCTTCTCTGCTCTTAAATATTGAACAGGAATATGATAGAATTTAATGATTTTACTATGGTCATCGTTCCAATATACCTGAAATGCACCATTACCATATAATTTCAAATCAAATGCTACTCTCTTAATCTCTTCTTGTGGAATTAATTTCTGTAAAATTGTATTATATGCTTCATTTTTAGAATATAAACCCTTACCATATATTAAATCAGCAATACCTTCAATACATGCAGCAGTTGTTGTTGATGTTGAATGTGCTAATGTTACGGCTTGAAAGAAATCATCGTGTCCGAATACTCCGAATGGCACCCATGCGTATCTTGTCTTTGTATCTTCTGTTATTTGTGGTAGTTCGGAAGTTCCTAAATTAACCACACTAAATTGCTGTTTGAATTGTTTATCCATCTTAATCTAAAATTACATATTTGTTTTCAGATACATTTGAAATGTATTGATTGTTTTGGTTTGTATAATTTGCTTTATCAATTGATTGTGAACGGAAGATTTGGAATGAACCATGCCAAATTTCTTCTTCACCATTTAATAAAGTTGCTCTAAATTCTTCTGCAACAACATTACTATCAATACTTGCAGTAAATGATAATAAACTTTCATAACCATTATAAGTTATATTACTTAATGATGCGGTAGTGTTCACCAATGTTGTCATATCTTGCAAACTCATTGTAAAGTTGTTTGAAGATGTCGGTGCTGTTCTGATTGTGTATCCGTTACTGCCTGAAAGGTAATAAGTTTGCATTATGTTGTATTTATCTCCTATTTAACACCACTTATCTTAATAATAGTTAAAATAAAAAAGGGTATCCGTTAGAATACCCCTTAATTATATATCAAATCGTGCTTACTGATTAAGCTGCACTACCAGTTACGACTGTTGGTGTGTTACCAACTGCTGCGAAAGGATTTGTTGTAGTTGAACCGCTGATAAATTGAGCTGGTAATGGTTCTAAACCTGTCATAGTGATTGAGTAACCATACATGTCACCTAATCCTGCTCCAGTGCTAATAGTTCCACCAGTTAAATCTGTTCCTTTAGTTAAACCTGCAACTAACGCTTCACCATTTGTTGTCCAAATGATAGCAACGGGACGGCCATAAGCCATCAATTTCAATTGAGTTGTCATCTCAGCTGTTAACTTCTTAAGATTAAGAGTTAATGCTTGAGAGAAAAATGTTGTTCCGTTATCTCTTGATGAGTTTACAGTTTCAGTATAAGCACTATTGCCTTTCAATTGATAATAGTAAACCACAGAACCGCTAGGGAAAGATGTTACTTGTCCGTTTGCGTTAATTGTAAAAGTTGGGTCGTAAGAAGAAGAAGGGTAGTTCATAAAATAAACTCCTTGCAAACCACCTACACTCTCTTTACAAACTTCTTGTCTACCTGCTGATAAATTACAAGCCATAGTGTTAAATTTTTGTTTTTGTTAGTTAAAAAGTGGTGGGTTTCTGTTCTACGATACTCCCCACCTACTTTAATTATTTTTTAGTAAGCTCCGTAGTAAACTACATCAGAGTTAATACCTACAACTGTTCCACCTGTGTATCTCATAATTATTCTGTAATTTTGAGAACCATCAATGTTAGCCATATCCAATACTCTTACTTCGTTGTAATCAGATAATAAACCTGTTCCGAAGTGTAAGTTTGATTTTTGAGCTGCAACAATTTTAGATGCACTCATACCTGGACACAATACGATTTCAATACCATTGAAGTTGAAAGGTTTGTCACCCACGTTCATTTG